TTCAATTAAAAGATCAAATGGAAAGTTTTAATTCGGCTTGTGAATTAACCAATTAGTTAATCTGTGTTTAACTTGCTGGTAACTTGCTGGCGAATTGTTGGCGATTTTGTGGCGTTGACACATGACAAAATAACGATATCGGTCAAAAAAACAGCATTGTTCCATCATTGTTCCAAAATGTTTCACGTGAAACAATAAAACCGCCATTTTAGGCGGTTTTTGGTGGTGGAGGCGAGGAGAATCGAATTCCTGTTCGTGCGATTTCGAGATAATGTGAAAAACTGGAAAAGTCTGAAAAATCGGTGTTTCGGCGGTTAGATTTTGAATTGCAATGAGATTTTGAAGTAAAAAGTTGTTCCAGATTGTTCCACGATCTTGTTCCATTGTTCCACAGCTGAATGTCAAAATGATGAAAAAATGACCGTCCCGGTGGAGTTTCGGAACGGTCAATCGAAATACAAACAGAAAGGTTTCTGGATCCCTTTCAAGACCATAATATTATATCATCGTTGCTGTCCGTATTTTGGGACAATGTCCCGACAAAGTCCCGACAATGTCCCGGACGTGTCCCTTTCTGACGGGACAAAATGTCCCGGTAATGTCCCAAAAACAGAAAGAACCGGGTGTGTGAAGTCCCGGTCCTGTCCGCTTGTCATTACTTGGAGTACACAAAAATATTAGTGTTTCCACTAATATTTTATCAATTTTGTCCTATTTTGCAAGTTCTTTGAAATTAACATCAATGATCTTCGCGGCCTTCTGAAGTTCTCCGGACACAAGGTGTCCGTATAATTCGACGGTCTGGGTTTTGGCGCCATGCCCGACATATTGCTTAAGCATCGTTTCAGGCATGGCGTTTTTAACGACACTGATGAATGTATGTCGAAGGGAATGAATCGAAGCGTCTTCAGGAAGGTTCCGATCGGTTCTGATCCGGATCCAGTTATTTCGGACTGTCGATTGAGAAAGCGGACCGCCTGACTTCGAACAGAATATCCAGTCCGTTTGAAGTGGTCTGTTCCGCTGGATCTGTTCATCAATGATCTTTCGAGCTGTTCCGGATAGGAAGATCTTCCGTCGTGCGTTCTCGGTCTTTCCCGGTGTGATCTCATTTCTTATGTTGATGGACCTATTGATCGTCAGGATCCCGTTTTCAATGTCTGTGGTCTGGATTCCGAGTATTTCACCGATACGAAGGCCAGTGACGCATCCGAAACGGAATATATTTATATACCAGTCATTCGACGCCGGACCATTAAACAACCTCCGGACGTCCGCCGGTTGTAATATGACCTTTTCTTTCTTCGGGGCCGTCTTTGGAATAAAGAGTTCGCCGCGGAGCGGATCCATATATTCGGCAGCTATACAGAATCTGACGAATTGCATGATTGATGATCGGAGATTCGAAAGCGTCTTCCGGGATAACTGTTCTTTTCCGGACACCGGCTTCGCCTTGTTAATGATGTCCTGAAGATCTAAAAGTGTGACGTTCTGGACGATCATCTTTCCGATCTTTGGCAAGATATAGTTCCGGCCGTATTTATCCAGGGAAATGAAAGCGTCGGTCCGTCCGTTCTTTAGAATGACCTGTTCCGTGAATTTGTTCCAGGCATCCGAAACGAGGATCGGCGAAACACTGTGTCCGTCGATGAATTCACGATACTTCCGGAGGACTTCACGTTTTCCGGCCGTTCCCGGCTTTCTTGATGTAAACCTCCGGATGGATCCGTTTATGCTGACGCGCATTGACCAGCGCTGTTCCTGTTCGATCCATATAACTGACGCCATTATTTGTCACCGAGTAATTTTAGATATAATTCAACAAACTTCGCGAGATCGGAAGCGCGTTCACCGTTTTCCATCTGTTCGGCTATGATCTGGATCTGTTTGTCTTTTTCTGTTAAACCGAGAAGGTCGAAGGGTTCGACATCGAGCGCGACGCAAAAATCCGGAAGTTTCGAAATCGGTATCGAATTATTCCCGGTTTCTATTTGATAGATGCTTGTATGCGAAGTATAACCGAGCTTTTCGGCGAGTTCTTTTTGTGTCAATCCTTTCTTTTCCCGGTAATACTTTACACGGGCGCCGAATAGCGCATTGTATATCTTTTCATTCATGGTTCTTTAATCCTTTTAACTGTCCTTGTTTGTAACAAATTGTAACACGGCTGTAATTAAAAATCACATAAAACATTCTCGATTTAATAAATTTTCTGTTGATTTTCATGAAAATGCAATCTAAAATACAAATTACAATAGAAATGACCGGAGGATGATTTTTGATGGATCGAAAGAAACTTGATAAAGAAATCGCCGCACGTTGTAAAGGTAAATTGACTGAAAAAAGAATCAAGATGAACGCAGTTTCGAAAAAACTGGGTATTTCCGATAATACCATTTATCAAAAAATGCTGGGTCATAATTCGTTAAGCTGTGGAGAACTTTATGAAATCGCTGTCAATTTTAACTTTACACGTGAAGACGTGAATTTCATTATTTTCGGTTAATCTATATATTTTTGCCCGCGATGCAATTCAAAATATAATTTATACACATAATCCACAAATTTGTGTGGAAAAGTAATAAACCAGTGAAAGGAGGATCAAAGAATGAAAGTGTTGACAGAATTCCCGTCGTTCCCATTAGTAAGACGTCATTATAAGTCCTATAAGGATCTTGGGATCCTGATCGATAGGTCGACCAGTTATGTGAATAACTGTCTGAACGGCCGTCGGAATTTTACGCGTCCGGAAAAGTTCCTGATCGCGTCCGACATGGGAAAGACTGTCGAAGAAGTTTTCGGTCCGGAGGTATCGTTATGTTCCAGCTGAAGAAGGGAAAGAGAACGAAACGTCCGGAGGAAGACGACCAGATCAGACGGGAAAACGTCCGGAGGGACTTAATTGATTTTCAGGTTCCGCGAATGTGTGATTCGTACTGTAAATTCCCGGCACTGATCAAAGATGAATACGCGCTCGAACGGGTGTGTTCGGCGTGTCCGCTTGTCAAAATTATAGATTACTTGGAGGAAGAAAAATGATCAATGATTTGAGTTATATAAGCATTGCCGGATGGATGATCAATCGGCTGGGTTTAAGTGGAAACGAGTTGTTAATATATGCGGCGATTTATGGATATTCACAGGATGAATCCAGCGACTTTCATGGTTCTGGGTCTTACCTTGCTAGTTGGTGCGGGTGTTCACTTCGAAGCGTTCAAAGAAGTTTGAAGTCACTTCAGGAACGTGGACTGATCGAACAGGGTTATCATAGTCCTGATAATCGAGAAGTTCATTACAGGGCTGTAATAGACACTTACGACAAAATGTCGCAAGGGGTTGTGTCAGATTGTCGCAAGGCTTACGACAAAATGTCGCAAGGGGTTGTGTCAAAATGTCGCAAGACTTACGACAAAATGTCGCAAGCTAATAATGATGATAATATAGCAGATAATATAGCAGATAAACTAGTTGATAATATAGTTGTGTGTGACACAAAACGCACGCAGTTCAAAAAACCCACACTTGAAGAAGTAAAAGAATACGCCAAAAGGAACGGAAAGATCATTAGTGATCCTGAACGTTTCTTCGAATACTATTCCGCAAACGGTTGGAAGGTCGGACGAAATCCGATGAAAGACTGGAAAGCGGCTTTCCGTATGTGGGAAAGCAAGGACAAGAAGACGGCGGAAGCGGACAAGGGTTTCCAGCGTGATCAGTACGGTGTCAAGTATATGGTCAATGATTATTCGAGCGAAGAACAGAAAAACGATAACCAGAAGGCGAATGATCTTCTGGATCAGCTGTTAGAGGATGACTGAATATGGATCACGGCATTCCTGATGACAAGGCGCGCGAAGCTGCCGAAACTTTGATTCAGTATTGCCGGGACGTCGGCTGTCTGTATTGCCAGTTCGTCGACATGGAAGGACCTGACATCGACTGTGATGTCCGTCGTCCGCGTGAGTGGAGGTTAAAAGAGGATGAATAGTTTTTGTGGATCCGGGAAAGTATGTGTTCTGCCGAAAGCCGGAAGGACAGCAACGAACACAGAATTCGTCAAGTTCATCGTTCAGATCGAGCGCCCGAAGGGAAAAGACGGGAAAGAATCGTTCGATCGGATCAATGTCGGATGCTGGGGATCTATCTGTAAATATGCACAGTATATCGAGAACGGGGACACAATCGAGTTCTCCGGACCGATATCGACAACGGCCTATCAGAAGGACGGTGTCTGGGTGAATAACTGGGAAGTTTCGGTCAAGTCTGTGAAGATCCTTGCACGTGCAAATGTAACTAACGGACAGTTACAACCAGTTCAGGCACAACCACAACCAGCACCGGCGCCAGTTCCGCCGCCGACGGTCGCGCCGCCTGTCGTGGATGAATCCATGCTTCCGTTTGACATCATGGGTGGTTATTACGGATGAACGGGTTTCTGGCGGTAGTTATCATAATTCTGTGTTTCGTGGTTCTTATCCTGTTGGAAGTCATTGAAATGAAGTGGAGGTGACAAAATGCAAGTGGAAATGTGTGTTCAACCGGCGCTTCGCCCGTGTTACTACAAAGGCAGAAAAGCCGTGTTTCATCAATGGTCACTGTTTAGCAATATTATTCCGCCTTCACCGATGGTCGGCGGTCATGGCGGCGGAGTAGTATCCGGAACGATGGCGATCATCGAAACAGCTGACGGAACTGTTCTGGAAGTATATCCGACGGACATTCAATTCGCTGATCCTGGATATATTTCTGAAGTATGGAACAATCAACGGATCCGTCCGATGAAGGAAGAAGGTGATCCGGATGAAACTGTTCAAACGTAAGAAGAAAAAAGAAGATCCGGTTCTTAAATATGCGGCGGATGTCTATGACAAGATGCTGGTCATCAATGACATGATCTTCACGTTGATCGATAAGTTGTATGACAACGGCTGTCTGACTTACAACCAGTCGCGAGAACTGATGAACATCGCACTTGACCAGGTAACGGATCCAGCACTGAAGGCGGAAGCGATGAAGCGTGACGCAGATCACGAAGATTCTTTGGAGGTTGTCGAACATGACAGATCGTGAAGCGGCGTCAAAAGACTGGTTGTCCCGGAACGAATTCCGATGGAATGAAATTAAGTCCCTTGAATTGAGGCTTGAAGAAATGCGCGATCAGGTGAACCGATCGGTCGCGGAACCGAAGGAAATCTGTGTCCAGACACAACCACGAAATGTCCAGGCAGAAAAGATCGCGGATATTGTCGACTTTGAAAAGAAAATCGCGGAAATGAAGAAACGTTATGAACTTCTTGAACAGACCACGGTCCGGACGATCGGAAAGTTGAAGGATCCAGTCAAGGAAAACATTCTGATATTCAGATATGTCTATCACAGGTCGTGGTCGTACATTGCCGGTAAAATGCACTACAAAGAATCATACATTTATGCGCTTCATTTGAAAGCATTAAACAGTTTATATCCGCTGATCGACTTCACGGCGGAATGAAAGGATGAAATATTATGAATGTTGAAGAATTCAATTTCCCTGCGAAACTGACACTTCGCGTCGAAACGAAAGAGAATAAGAAAAACTATTCCGCTATTGTGACAGCTGGTTATCACGGCGCGGAAATAACACTTCCGATCAGTGATGCCGAAGCGGTCAAAGAATGGATCCGGTTGGAAATACGCGCGGCGGAGAAAGAAGGATCAAAGAATGAAAGTTTTAATTGCTTGTGAAGAAAGTCAAACAGTTTGCACAGCTTTTAGAAAGAAAGGTCATGAAGCGTATTCGTGTTGTCATCCCGATAAAGATCGGAAACGATCAGATCGACGAAATCGTGACCAGTATGAGGAATTCAAACAAGTTTAGAAGTAATGATTCGCCAGGAACGACAACACAGTTGAGGTAATGAAATGGAACTGACACAAATGACACTGTTCGACCTTCTGGAAGAATACGAACACGGATGGAAGAAAATCCCGGATGACGCGAAGGTCCTGATCCACGGGATCAACGTCATCAATGTGATCGACACCGGGATCAAGAAGGAAGGAAACATCGAGTTCGCCGCACGCGGATTCGTCAATGATAAACAATTCTGGATCGGTTGTGTCCGTGGATCCAACGGTGAAGCGATCGCGATCATGTATGCGAATGATTTTTCAGAAAGGGACAAAGATGATATCAGAACAAAAGTTGAAAGCACAGTTGATCATCCGGAAGAAGTATGACAGTTGCGGTGATACCGGAGATTTCGCGACGGAACTGATCATCACGGATGAGTTCGGCGGAAAGCATAAATTCAAAGCGCGGTTCGATGACGATGACGCGATCGTCTATCTGACCGGGAAAGGCAGCGGATCATGAGTGATAGTGAATGCAAGTGGTGTAAATTCAGCTCGGGTGACTGTGGTCATCATTATAAATCGATAGAAGGCGAAACCGATCTGACGATTCCGTCGGAAAGCGCTTGTGATAAATACGGTCAGTGTATGTTCTGGAAGCGCTCGATCGAATCCAGGCGCGAAGAAATCAGGCGCCTTCACAATCTGATCGAGAAACATATAAATCAGATCAATGTCCTGGAACGCGAGATCCAGCGCGAACAAGACGAAGAAGAACGGATGAAAAAGGCGAAAGACGGAGTGACGGTTCAGACATTCGTTGTCGATGAATTCCTTTTTGAAGTGAAAGAAGGTGGAGATCATGACAAATGAAGAAGCGATCAAGAATGTGAATGATGTTCTGTTATCGTTGCATACTCGCGGCCGCGTGAATGTCGTGATCCCTGAACTGATAGAGGCGTTAAACATGGCGGTGAATGCATTGCACAAGGTCGGAACAATGCGTGAGGTATTCAAGTCAAAAGAGTTTCTGACGCTGGATGATGCGGTCATGGTTGTTATCGATCGAATGGAACTGGCGAAGGATGACGACCGCGAATGGGTCAGGTGTGAACTTGAACAGCGCTGTTTCTGTTGTAGTAGTGAATATGAAATGGGATATATCGAAGCGGTTCACGATGTGAATGATAAATTAAAGAACGCGATCGCAAGTCTGTTCGATCGTGAAACGCCGTAAAGAACATAGTTGATAGTAGTTGAAAGTAGTAAATAGTAGTCGGACCTTCTGATAAAATATAGGTGTCATAAGTATGAGTTATTCATTCTTTGATCCTTAACTGGAAAGAGATCCGGACGTCAACACACCGGATCTTTTTTATTTTCCGGAGAAAGGAATGAAGAATGAATCAGATCAAAGCACTGACGAAGAAACCAGGACAAAGGGCAGTCGGGAAGATCTTCCGGCCTAGTCTGAAAACCCTTGACAAGCTGACCGGCGGTCCGATGTATACATTGAAAATCACACTGACGACCGGAAAGAAGATAGTTGTCATATATCCACAGGATCAACCGCATCATAAATACAATTTCACGATCTGTCCCGTCGAAGACAAAAAGTCTTTTGTCGATATCAACGGGCCTGTAGTTGTATGTGGAAGGGCGGACGACGATCGACTGATCGGTGTCCAGCTGACGGAAGAAGAACAAGAAGAATTGTTCAGGCAACCGTATGAACTTTGAAAATGAATTGAACTGTAAAAGGTGGGAACGGATCCGCGGCGCGGTCCTTGCCCGTGACCAGTATCTTGACCAGATCAAGAAGCGGTTCGGGAAGCGTGTCGGCGCGGACACAGTTCATCATATCTTTCCGCGCGAGTATTTCCCGGAATACGCGTTCAGCGAATGGAACTTGATTTCAGTATCAAGACAAACGCACAACGCCTTACACGACCGGGAAACGCACAAACTGACGGCGGAAGGATGGAATCTTCTGACGCGAACGGCGCGTTTGAAGGGTATCGAAGTGACTGAAGATCTTCGGGAAACGCTGGTCGTAACTCGAAAACGGAAATAACCCGCCCGGGTCGACCTAAAATTTGACATTTTGGGAAAAA